TTATAACCTAGTCCTGATGCAATACCCATTCCATAACTAGATACAGGACCACCTCTGAACATTGGTCTTCTTAATATTTTACTCATTATCTCATTGCACCCATTAAGCCAGCTGCACCAATTCCTAGTCCAAGTAATTGCTGTGAAGCACTAGGAGGAGGAGTTGATTGAGATTGAGTTGCTGCAGGGAAACCACCAATAACTGAAGCTAGTTGTGGTCCAACTAATCCTAGTCTAGTGTAATCTGCGAACGCCGCTTCTCTAGCTGATTCTTGTTGAGCAGATAAACCTGCTTGTTGTATTTGTCTTTGTTGACCACCTAATTGAGTTTGGTAAGTACCAAGTCCTTGTTGTGCTTGTAAATCCGCGGATCTTGCTTGTTGTGCTTGTTGGAATCCACCTTGTCTTAACTGTGCTTCTTGCATTGCTCTTGCCATATCGGCTGTTGCTTGGTATTCACCCATCATCGCCGCTTCTCTACCACCACCAAAAGCTCCAACACCAACTGCTGAATCTCTTAAAGAACCTAAACCTTTTTGTTGTTCTCTTTGCATTGATGCAAGAGAAGTATCAATAACTTGTTGTTGATAGGGAGACATATAAGACTGAATTGAACCAGCCCCAGTTCCCGCTCCTGTACCTGTTAACGCATTTAAACCTTGAGCTGCAGTTGCTGCTTGTTGCTCTAATCCTGATTGACCTTGTATAAATTGCGAACCGGTGTACGTGGATGTAGGAATTCCTTGGTTAAGTAAACGTAAACCTTCGGTTGTTACACCAAGGCCAGCGGTTTCTACAAAAGGTTCCCTATACTGTCTTGTTATTGTTTCGGCCATTAATATCCTTTTTTAGCTAGTTTAGGTAAACCTCTAATTAAGCCCCCTTTACGAGCAGATACATCTCTGAAGTCATCACCTCTAACAACTTTTTTAATTTTTTTAGAAGTAGATCCAGATAGTTCTGGTTTAGAAATATTAATTTTCATGTCCAACCCTTTACCTGTAATTAAAGGTTTTTTCTTTTTCTCTCCTTTTAAAAGAGTAGAATATTTTTTACCTTTATGTGTAAAAGTATCTTTACCAGATTTTTTAGCTAATTTAAAAGCAGCACCTTTTTCAGATAACTGTTTACTTTTATCTCCAACTCTAGCTCTTTCTCTGTTAGACATTTTTTTTTGAGCTTTAGATCTTTCAGCTTTTGTTTCTGTAGAATATTCTAATTTTCCTTTTTTAGATTTATCTCTAGTTGATGTAAAAGTTTTTTTACCTTCACCTTTACTTTTTTCAAATTGTTCTCCAAAAGTAGGAATGTATTTTTTTCTTACATTATCAACCTTACTTCTTATTTTTTTCATTATTCCCATTATACTTTTGCCTCCAAATTATTCATTAAGTTATACATTCTCTTCGCTCCTTTATTCACACTTCCACCACCAGCAGCTCTTACAGCATCGGCAGTCATTACGAATTCATTTTTAGATAATCTTGCGGGTACATCATCTGCTCTTTCTTTTGATCCTACAGGAATAAACCCTCCTTGTCTATAATCCATTTCCATTGGTCTTCCACCCATTTTTAATCCCATTAAACCACCTTTAGCTTTAAAATCTGGAACAGGTCTTCCTTTAGATGAATCTCCATAAAGACTTGTAGTTGTATCTACAAACATTCCAGGCATTGCTTCATAGTCTGATTTCTTAATTCTTATCGGACCGTCTTCACCCATGATTGTTATATACTCTTCGAAATCTGAACTACTTGCATCCATTCCACCACCTTTGGACTTAACCTTACCACCTTTTTTAAATCTCATCATTGGAACAGGTTTTGCATTACCCGACATTGGTGTACCATAAAACATTTCTAATCCTTCTTTCATAGTAGTTAAATTTTCTGGATCAAAACCATCATCACCTTTCATTGCTTCTATAAAATCTGCCATAGTCATTGCTTCTTCATCATCACTTGTTTCTGCTTTTATATTAATAGCTGTAATACCTGCACTTGGTGGTGCTTTTTGTTTTCTTTTAGTCCTTTGTACACTTTTACCATATCTATATCCTGCTCTCCCACCTTTTTCCATTCCCATAATACCATAAAAATCTTCGTAATATTCTTCTGGAGAATTATAACCTAATGGAATTCCTTCTTCTATAAATTCTTTAACAATTGATGGATTAATTCCTTTATAATCAGGATTTTTCATATCATATAAATCTCCTGTTGTTGGAACCCCAGGCTCATAAGCCATCTGCATAATGCCTTCTTTCATTTGATCCTCATTAACATTTTCTACTACTTCTCTCATTGAAATAAAATCTGGTTCTACATTACTTGATCCACCACCATATAAACCTATTCTCCCACCATCGGCATAACCGTAGCCGTCTAGCATTTCATTTACATAGTCAGCATCATATCCTGCATTCATAAATATATCATAGATAGCACCTCTTCTGGCTTTTCTATCTCCAATACCTTGTTCTTTTAACATTCTATTGTATTCATCTAATTCTTCTTTAGCAATTTCTGCTTGTTTAATTCCTGTGTCTATTCCGGTTTGAGCTGCTAGTGTTGTTAAAGGTCCTTTTTCAGCAAGTGTTCTCGCACCTCCTTGAAGCATACCTTTAAATGTATCTGGATCAGGTCCTGTTGGTCCTGCAAAATCTCCTAACATTTGAGGAGCTGCGGATAGTGCTGAAGTTATTGCAACATCTTTTAAACTTGCTTCATCATCACTTAAAAATTTTGTTCCACCTGCCATTAAAGCTTTATACATTGCAGGATTACTTTGAGCAAAAGCACCTAACCCTAACCCAGCACCCGGTATCATAGCCGCTAAATAAGGTACAAAAGGTCGTACCTCTTTAGGTATAAATTTTTTAACTTTTTTACGTAATCCTGAAAACATAAGTCTCTTTATATTATATTGTTGAAATGCAAGATAGCAACCCTTGAATATATGCTAGTATTGTGCATTTTACTTGTTTTTTTGTTAATAGTCAATCTAGAATATATTAACGCCAGCACCTAAAGGTATACTTTCCACAGTTATATCTACGTCTCTACGTACATGTTCTGGTTTAGTATCGCTATTAGGGTCTTGTACATCTGCTAATGCTTCTGCATCAGAGTTATATTCTTTTTTTGTTATCATATTAGTTAATGTTACTTTAGTTTGAGGAGTGATTATTGGTATTTTTTTACCATCAATTACTTCATATCTAATTGATGCTTCTGTTTCTATAAATGACATTATATATCCTCTCTGTTAATTTCTAATATAGCACAAGTGCCTTTAAATATATCAGCAGTTGCTGCTTGTAATTGTAGTTTATCATTTTCTTCTAAAATAATAGATCCATCAGATATTGATTTAGAGTTTCCAGCATTTACAGTGTGCTCTGCAAATTGAAAAGCTGTTGCTACAGAACTATCATAAACAAAAGCTTTTATTTCTGTATTTCCTGATCCAACATTTGCTGTGTGGATGTTTTGTATAATTGCTCTTGAGTTTGATGGAACTGTATATATATCAACTACACCTGTAGAATCTAAATCAAACTGTGCATTTTTATATATATTAGCCATTAGTTTCCTGAAGATTTAAACCAAGTAAATCTCTCACCTTCTTCTTTTAATTGTGTTAAAAAAGTAGAATTTAATTGTTCTACAATAGTTGTCAAGGCTCTATTAATTTGTCTTTGATTATCCTCACTATATTCTTTTTTAGGTTCTGGTAATCTTACTACTACTTTTGTCATTATCTTCTTCCATCTGGTTGTAGATCAGCTTGGAATGTACCAAATCTCCATGATTGTCCTGATCCTATATTTTCTATTTTAATAGCGGCATATCTCCCTCTTGCTCTTGTATCTACTTTAGTTGTAGATGAGTTAATTGTAAAGGGACTTAATGCAGTAGTATTATTAGGGTCGGCAGGGTAGTCTGCAACTGAAATAGCAACTTCTACATCTCCTGTTAAAACTTTAAAGTTAGGTAAAAATCTCCGCATAGCTAAAAAATATTCTCCTATACCTTGATCAGTTTGTAAAGCAAAATCATAAGATTCGATAAAAGAAGTCAAAGTAGTTGTAGTTCCATCAGGATTAATTTGATCTGTTCCTACTTCTTGTTCAAAGAATAAAGTTTGACCTAAACCAGATTCTCCAACAACAATAGGGAATGTTCCTGTGTTATTACTTTTAAATGCAGTGGCATAAGGTTTTGGATAAATTAAAGAATCAATCCAAGCTGTTCTTATAGAATTTTCATTTACTCCTGTGTACCAATTACCCATAGGAGTAGGTTGACCTGTTTGACCATAGTTATAAGTTACAGATCTATCATTAAAATCTGATCCAGCAGATGGATACCACCAAGTAACTTCTGTAAATAGATTATTAATTCCTGCATTAATTTGTTGACCTTTAGTAGTTGCCGCATCATCATAAACATAATCCTCAACTGAACAAGGTAGTGAGTTTACTGTACCATCAAATGCAAAGAAACCATTATTAGACATCCAGTAAGCAACACCATCAATTTCAATTGCTGCATTCTTACCAATCAATCCACAGTTAGTACCAACTTGTTCGAACCCAAATGTAAAAGGTGCTCCAACAAATTTCATTGTATACAATGAGTTGTCAGTCCAAACTAGAATATTTTCTTTAGCGGTCAACGCTCCTATAATTTTAGTTCCATCTTGAAGTCTTTGAGATCCAGCACTGTTAACAGCTAGAATATCATATTCATTAATTTCTTCTTGGTTTGCAAATCTAATAAACATATCATCTTGAGTAGAAGGATCGCCAATAGTTACTTCAGTTCCAAAATGAATTAAGTGTCTAGTGGTTGGTGATATTAATGTTAGTCTTGAAGCTGTTGGGTTACCTACTCCTGTTGCAATTGCTGTTCTGTAATTAGTAGTAGTTGTAGATGCTCTTGTTGTTAACCTTGCTGTAATACCAGAATCCCAAGTAAAAGTTTTACCATTAGCAATGGTTGCAACCAATACTTGACCAAAATTGTTTAAAGACCAAATACCTGGTTCTAAGGTCACGGTCGACGCTTCGACAGCATTGCCCCACCCAGTAAAATCCGTTGCATTTGTAACCACTGCAGAGTTACTGTGAGCTGCTTCTGTTGTACCTAATGCTCCTCTTGTTGCACCTGTAAAAGTATTTGTGCCTTTACCTGTAT